TCACGCCTCCTTGAAATATCGCTGCACGATGTCAGTGGCACGATTCCACAGCTCGGCATCACCGTCTCGAAGAACCTCTAGAAGCAGTCGCTTCTCCTGCATGTAGACCTTGGCGAACTTGGGATCATGCAGAACGATGCTTTGCGTGTTGTGGATCAGATCGGCCAGCTTGATGGTCTTGGCCTCAGGGGATGCCTTGGCGATCCATTCGCGGTCGATGCGCTTCCTTGCCTCTCGGTTTCCGTCATCAGGCGTTGATGCATCCGTCAGGGCATCCACAAGCTCTGCGACATCCTCGCCAAATTCCACCGCCACATCGATGAGCCGGGTATCCGTATCCTCGACCACGTCGTGCAGTAGGCAGGCAGCGATCATTGTCGGCATATGAGCCACCGACTTCACGATGGCAGCGACAGAGATCGGATGGGTGATGTAGGGATCGCCCGTGTACTTGCGAACCTGTCCTTCATGCGCTTGATAGGCGAAAAGAAGCGCCTTCTGTTCGATATCCATCACTCCCCCTCCTTGTATTCCGGGGCGGCGGCAAGAAATGTCCTCCAGATCGTTGACGGGAAGGCATTCGGGTTCTGCTCATCCAGATAGGCCGCCACGTCCATGGCCTCGGTGAGCTGCTCCGGCACCAACTTCCACCCCGGCGGCGCTTTGGTGAGGGCGGCCATGATGCAGGCAAAGTTCTCGGGCGTGTATCGGCCGCTGATCACCTCATCCTTGATCAGTCGATGAGATCCAGTCGATGCGCAAATATCCCGTGCCATCCTCTCCAGTACAGTCATGGCCATTACTCAACCCTCCCTGTTTCGGCAAATTGGGCCAGCATCCGAGATAGACGCCGCGCCTCTTCGCGGCCTACCTGCACACTTCTCGTCGGCCTGCAGGTGCTGCTACATACCAGCCAGCATCGGCCGCCGATCATCTGCAGCTCGATCGACTCGGTGCGGTCGTTTTTGAGTCGGATCGCATCGGCCATTACTCAATCACCTCGCGCACGTGGATGCATTCGATACATCCGTTATCAGCCCCTTGATCAGCTGACTCCTTGCTATCGCAGATATATATCTCGCCGTCAAAATACAGATTCACCCAAAACTCCCGCGGACTCACCTCCTCGCTGATGCGGTATTTATCACTTGCGTGAAGATGGTCATTTTTACCCCACGCGCACCATGAATCAGACATCCAGCACTGAACTTTCTTCCCATTCTTCATTCCCTGAGCCGCGGCAATAACGCCATCCCACCCAGTCACGGGCTCGCCCCATTTGATTCGGTCAGTCATGCCATGTCCTCATCGGTGATGGTGTGTTCCTGGATGTTTTTGATGGCACCGAACATCGCGGGCGGCAGTTCGGATAGCCAGGAACGCAGATGCTTGACCAGAGATTTGTGGTGCGGGTCGAGAAGTCCAGACTCGTAATCGTCTGCCAGAAAACCATGCTTCTCCTTCGCATGGTCGGCCATCGAAGAGATGACTTCCCATGAAAGGGTGCTTGCCGACAGGTGTTGGTATGGAGTGAACTGGCCAAACCTGATCACCGATCCAGCACTGAGATCGCCACCCGATGCATCTATGGCATCCCCTATGGTGTCGTACAGGAATGCGTCGTCTCCGGGACGCTCCCACTTGATTTGTGGATCACCCATCGTTCTGTTCCTCACATGCATTGCGCGTGGCCCACCCTACGGCTGCAGGTGGCATCGGCGCGATGGTGTAGATGGCCCGGATCGTGCCGGCGGCGGCCGGGCGAGCATCGGGCGGAAGTGTGTGCAGGCCGGCCAGCACCTGATTCAACATGATGCCGGCAGCGCGGGCCTGCTCGGCGGTGGATGCGACCTGGGCGAGTGAGCTGCACCAGGTTGGCGCGGCCGGCGTCGGTGTGGCCAGCGCGGCGGTCAGGAGTAGGACCGGGACCATCACCCCACCTCCGGCGCGTCAGGGATGGGCATGTAATGGCTGTAGTTGGTTGACACTATTTTGCCATTGGGTGACTTCCAGCATTCCTCGATGTCATCCCATCCCGCAATTGCTTTTGGATAGATGGCAGCCAGTGTTAGCTGACCTAGAATGACATTTCCAGCGGCCTTTTCTGACCCATCAATCGGCAGCCAGCGCGGGGCGTATTTGGCGTGGGCGGCTTTCCATGTCTGCCAGTTCAAATCAACCTCACGGCCCTCCAGAGCCATGTACCGCGCATGGTCCTCAAACTCATCTCGCAGTGCGATTACTTTCTGCTCAGTGCTCATGCGGCCATGGCCTCCATGTTGTGGGCCGGATCGAGGTTCGCCCGGGCGATGGCAGCCAGCGGTGGCGGGCTAACCGAATTTCCGCACATGCGCGTGCTGGCGCTGATGCTGAGGCGCCGGCCGTCAGCGGTGCGATCGATGATGTAATCCGCGGGAAACCCCTGGGCCCGGTAAAGCTCGGCCGGCTTGAGCATCCGCAGGCCGATATCCACGATGACGTAGGGCGTGCCCTTGATGGTTACAGTGACCAGGGCCAGCCGGTCGCGGGTGGTGACGGTGTCGAGCGGGTCGCGCAGATTTTCGCCGTGAGCCGTTCCGTAGTATTTGATCAGGAATGCCGCGACGCGCAGAGCTCCATCGGTCTGCTGCTGGCTGAGAGTGCATGTCACCAGTCGCTGCTGGCTTCCGCTCCCCACGATGGTCGGTGCCGGCTGTCGAAGGTCATTCCCGGCCCCGGTGTAGAAGCCGCCATTGGCCTGCTCGAGAAAAGCAGATACGACACCGAGAGCATGTGCAGCACCTGCCGGTCGGGCTGCACCGGCACCGCTGGTGATCGTGGGCACCGGCTCAGTAATCGCAACCCCGGCCCGGACATCGCCTCGGATCTTGATCAGGTGCGCCGATACGGCGGAGAAGTGCCCACCTTTGATGCCGCTGACCTGTGTCCGCAGTGGCTCATCAGCTGCAAATACTCGCTGGCTGCTGCCGTTGGCATGTTCGGTGAGGAATGCTGCTGCTGGGCCCGGAACAATGAACGGCTCATCTGTATCCAGCACGAATTTGTGGATGCCCTTGGCGATGCGCCGGCAGGTGGCATCTGCCAGAGGCCTTGCCCGCTCGAATATCGACGGGCAGGGTATCGACCAATCGATGCAGTCGGCGGCGGTGACGAGCGGCTGTAGGCCGAGACCGCGGCCATGGGTCTGTGCTGGCCAGACAATGGGCAGCCCATCCCGGCGCGCGATGAGAAAAAGTCGCTCCCGGCTGGTGCCGGCACCGTAGTCGCTAGCGATCAGGAGCCTGTGCTTGACCTGGTATCCCATGCCGCGCAGCTCATGAAGGAAGCGCGCCCAGGTCTGACCGGCTCGGCGCTTGTCGGGGACCAGGAATTGCTGGTCGACCGGGACACGCTCACCACGGAGGGCGACAGTGCCGTCCAGTTTCACAACGCGTCCGGTCGCCGGATCGCGCTTGGCAATCAGCGGACCCCAGCTGCGGATTTGTCGGACGTTCTCCAGCGAAATGATCCGCGGCGCACGCCCGGCACGCGCCAGGGCTCCGGCCCACTTCAGCACAACCCACGATAGCGACCGGGTGGCCCGGCTTCGCGGTTGGCCGCCCTTTGCCTGGCTGAAATGGGTGCAGTCCGGGCTGGCATGGAACCAGCCGACCGGGCGGCCGGCGACTTCTCGCACTGGATCGGTCTGCCAGACATCCTCGCGGTGATGAACGGTAAACGGGTGGTTTGCAGCATGCATGCCGATGGCGTCGGCATCATGGTTGATGGCGATATCCGGATCCCGCCCCAGCGCCTGCCGCAGGGCCTCACTGGCTCCGCCACCGCCGGCAAACAGGTCCACGATGATTTCTCCCGGGTGTAAGCGGCTGAGTCCGGAGGTGCGCGGGAAGTTGAAAGTAGGCTGTGCGCTCACGCCACCTCCCTCCGCTCAACCCTGGCCCGAGGCTTCGGAGGAACCCGAATAAACCCCATCCAATGCTCCAGATCTGCCATTGCCACGGCGAAGATGGAATGCTCTGGATGGCACTCGCCAGTGCCCGACGCATTACCCTGGTAGACCCCGACAAGTCGGCTGGAGTGCGTGACCAGAAACCCGTCATATCCGGCCTCGTGGTGCGTGACGAACGCAACGCCGCCGGTCTCGCCGATGTACACCGCGATCCGACCATGCTCCAGCGCGTTCTCGCTGATCTCTTTCGCTATGGCATCACTGCCACGGCTGATGTTTCCGAGTGATTTCATGCTTCGTCCTCAGGAGGCCATTTTCTCGGCCACTGTTTCGGGCAGATCCGGGAAGGTGCCCCACGGTTTGGAAAACTCAGGGGCCCATGGTGAATCGTGGCCGCAGGCCATCTTTCCGCAGCGCATACGTGGCTCGCCGTCTCGGACAAGCACTCGCATACGGCCGGATCGCCAGTCGAACCAGCCGTCGAGCGGCTGGAACATGTCGATGGTTGGAAGGGAGTTGTCGGCGGCCATGGTCAGGCCGCCTTACGCTCGGTGAGGCCGAGGCCGACATCCTTGATCCGAGCCATCATGGCCCGCAGCATGTCGAGCACCTGGTCCTCGCGGTACAGCTTGGCTGCACGATCGGTGCCGGCCGGGTTGAACCCGAGCTGGGCCAGTCCGTCTGCAGTGATCGAAAGCGGTGCGATCAAGGCGCTGATGTCGCCCAGCTTGATGGTCTTGGCAGGGCCTGCCGGTTGGGCGACTTTTTCGGCCTTGGCTGGGATCTCGTCCGTTGATGCCGCAAAGTGGCTCTGCGCCTGAGGTGCGGACTGGACGACTTTTGCAGATGCCGGCGGAGTCTCGTCCACCACCTTGGCCGCATCCTGCTCGCGGGACAGCTTCTCGGCTTCTTCCTTGCGGATCTGCTCGCGCTGCCGCTCCAGTCGCTCAGTCTCCTGCCGTTCGAACTCGCCGATACGAGCCGCGACCAAGTTGCGGAGATCTTCAGGCGACTTGGTTTGTGCCAGCATCACCCGATCGGCAAACAGTGACTGGTGCTGATGTTGATTTTTCAGGATGCTGACGTTGGCGCGGATGGTCTCGGCCCGCTGGCTCGCAGCGATCTTGATGTCGGCCACGGCCGTACTGACTGCGTCCCGCATGCTGCTGATCGATCGCTTGCCTTTGATCGATGCGCCGATGCCCGCCAGGGTGGCCTGGTCCGGCCGCGGCGCAAATTCACCGAGGCTCACAACCAACTGCTCGTAGTGGGCCCTGGCTGCACGGATGCCGGCGTCGACGATCTCCTGTCGGATGCTGATGTCGCGAGCCTTGACGCATTTTTCCAGATCAAGACGGATACGGCGGGCCTCTTCCTTCAGCTCATCCATCGCCCGGAAAACCGCCTCGACCGGCGCGGCATCGGCGAGCGCTGCAGACTTCACCGATTCCAGACGGTCTTCCACGCCCTTCGCCCAGGTGATCGTCTTCCTGGCATCGGCGAAATCTTCATCAGTCTGCAGATCCCGGTTGATACCGCCGAACACAGCCATGGCATGAGTCTTGAACGCATCCAGATTCGATGCGGTGACCATGCCGCTGACAGCCACATGCAGGGCAGGGAGCTGATCCGGAGCCTTGCCGACCGGCGCCGGCGCCACTTCCTGCTCCGGCTGATAAGCGGAAATGTCCTGCTCGAGCTGGGCCCAGCCGGCAACAATGCGCGCACGCAGTGCGGGATCTGAGAGATACCAGCAACCACGGCTATCGGACTGGATGTCTCCATCCCATGATGTCGCCATAAACAGAGCCCTGTCTGCGCCGGATACCATCATCTGCTGCTCTAGCTGGGCGCAGTAGATCTCCGGAAGCACGACCTCATCGCCATGAAGCGGGATATGGCCATCAGCGACATGCTTGCGCGGAATCGCTGATCGCAATGCCATGTTGAGCGTTTTGTGCTCCCAGATGGCATCTTCCATCATCGTCAGGCCGTCGAAGCTGGCTGAAAGACGGCCCTCGGTGCCGACGCAGGGGAACAGATCTTCGCCAATGACTTGTTCGGCCAGAGGCCTGCACAGCGCCTCAATGCGATGGCCTTCATCAAAGATGCGTTGCAACTGCGGGGTAATCTCGCGCTCGATACCAGTAGCCAAGCGCTTGATCAGCTCGCTGCGCGACTCATAGGGCGACAGTCCGAGCATGGCTGGTGCATCACTGGCATTGAAATGCGCAGAGCGGTGGGCATGCCATTCCGGCGTGCCCTGGGTGAGCTTTACGATCTTCATTCGACTACCTCCACCTCGGTGGTTTCGAGGTCACGGATGGCGCCCAGCTGACCGGGCGTCAGGGTGTATTTGGTATGGACCATGGCGATGATCTCGTCGGCAGTTTTGCGACCACTCTGGATGCGCTCGGACCAGGTGCCAAAGTTCTTGTTGAACTCGTCATCCGAGTAGGGCGGAAGCTCCTGTGCAATCCGCTCAGCCCGCTGCGTGGCGCTATCGGCCTGCGATACCGTGATCCGCTCTGCCTCATCGTGGTCATAGATCCCAACGAATCCGAAAGCGATACGCGAGCACTGGATCATGGCCTTGTGGCGTAGCATCCGGCGCGGGTGGGACTGCCAGGGGCCTGCGTTGTTTCGCTTGCACTCGGCCATCCACTCGGTGACGCGAATCGGGTGCGATCGATCCTTGCGGTAGATGATGCAGGTGCAGCTCTGGTCATCCTGTTCAAAGTTGATGCCATCGAACTGGGCGTGACCGTTGATGATCCGCGACCATCCATCGACGCCAACCACCGGAACGATGCCGCCCTTGTCCGGGAAGGCATAGATCTCTTTCGTCCAGGGATTGAGGCCGTACTGGTTGGCAACCATGAGAAGGGCCGCCATCTGCTCGTCGGTCACGTTGCCCTTGAACGCGGTGGACTTGAGCGTTTCGACCAGATCCTTGGAATCAACATTCAGCAGGCCGAGATTCTTGGCCAGGCCATCGACCTGGGTGGTGACGAGTGCGGACATAACAACTCCTGCCGGCCTGCGCCAGCACAATCAAAAGGGAAGGGGATTTGAATTAGTGGAAGCCGCGGGGCGGCTCTTGGTAATTTCGTTCGGCTCGTCCGTAAGCCCATGACCAAAGCAGCGCTTCGATCTCTCGCCAGTCCTTGGTGGCCACAGCCTTGGCCATGGCCTCACAGTCGTTGGGGCGGTCGAGTAGGGTGGCGAGAAACTCCTCGGCCACCTCAGGATCTGCTACGGACCGGATTGCTTCGCGCTCGATGATCGATTCACGATCAGCTGCAGCATCGCCGGCGTGGTCGCATTGCCAGCCGGGAGGATCGGGGAGGTATAGGGTCATTCCTCCACCCCGTCATAATCGTCATCGACTTCCATCCAAGCCGAGTCGTCCTCGGCCTGGTTATCTGGATTTCCGGGATGGGTGCAGCTACCGCATGGCGGGGTCAAGTGGCACGAGCAATTGCCCCCGTCAAATTCGGAATCAAAATCGGCTCGCTCGGCTTCAGCCTCAGGCGTCAGTACACGCTTCATGCCGCCATCTCCTGCCTCGACCCAGCATCATGCGCATCAGCCATCTCCGTCAGGCCTGCGATCAACTCGCGGATGCTACTCATCGGAATGCATATGGACACAGCCATGTCGCAAGTGGTCCGATCAAACACAATCGCAGCCCGGCTAAATGCCGTCTCACCCCGGTAATGGATGTAGGTGGTCAAATTGCTCTCGCTGCCTATGACCTTCATGCCACACCCCCGGCGATCAGTGGCCACTTCGGATGGATGGCCAGCATCAGGCCAAGGTCCGTCTGATTGAACCGGCCGAACCAGCGGCAGGCCGCCTTGCAGCGCTTCGTGTTGGATTTCATGACTTTCTCCAGGCACAAAAAAAGCCGGATGGCCGGCTGTTGGTTGATTAGATTTCGACGGGCCTGCCGTCTTTCAGTGAGTACCAGACATTCGGCTTGATGCCATCCTTGCCGACAACGCCTGCCCATACGTCGATGATTTCGTGGTCCTCGTTGCGCTCAACGAGGAATAGGGCATTTCCGTCTGTGCCCATGACTTTCCCCTCATAACCCGAGGCCATGGCTGCTCCCCAGTCGCCGGTCGAGCTGGCTGCGCCCCAGTCGCCGGTCGAGCTGGCTGCGCCGTAGTCGCCGGTCGAGCTGGCTGCGCCGTAGTCGCCGGTCGAGCTGGCTGCGCCCCGGTTGCCGGTCGAGCTGGCTGCGCCCCGGTTGCCGGTCGAGCTGGCTGCGCCGTAGTCGCCGGTCGAGCTGGCTGCGCCGTAGTCGCCGGTCGAGCTGGCTGCGCCCTGGTAGCCGGTCGAGCTGGCTGCGCCGTAGTCGCCGGTCGAGCTGGCTGCGCCCCAGTCGCCGGTCGAGCTGGCTGCGCCGCGCTCATCCTTGGACTGATCGCCATCCGCTTTCTTTGCCCGACTGAACGTAAAATCGATGGCCGCCTTGATGATGCCCGGCAATCCGATTTCAGCCTTGATTCCAATCTTCTCGCAGGCCAGCTTGTCGCTTTCCCGATCCACCTTCCCGGATGCCTCGATTACTGCGAAGCGTGCACCTGCGGGCGGGTAGTATCCAAACACATCGAGCGGATACTCGCAGCAGTGGAAGCCTTCGTTGCAGGCCTTCACCTCGCCTTCGTGGACATACTCCTTGCCGACCTCATACTGAAAATCTCGGCACTTGAGATCCTTGTCAAAGCCCTTGTAAGCCACGATCACTTCGTTTGCCATGAACTTTCCTCAAAAAAAAGCCAGCTCATGGCCGGCTTGAAAGTGGTAGATACGGCATGTGCCGCACCGATAGAGAATGAGTGGCTGGGTATTGCGCCGGCCTCGCACGGCTCAACGCCATCCAGTGGCGGGGTATTGCCGGCCTATCAGTGGCCGGGTCTTAAATCAAATCGACTTACCGCCAGGCAGCGCCCGATTTGCAGGCAGATGATCGGCCCGCGTGGCGTTGTAGCGAATCTTCTCCATGGCCGCGCCGAACACGTCGAGGTGAAGGGCCCCAGCCAGATCGAGGATCCGGATCACCGCATCGGCCATCTCGACTTCCATACCCTTGCGCTCAGGCAGATGGTCGTCCATCAGATCCTTGCGGAACGCCTCCAGCGCCTCGCTGACTTCGGAATGCACAAGGGCCAGCTTGCCGGCGATGAAGTGCTTCCTTGCATCGGGATCGCGCCACGCCAAACTGTTCCACCAGCCGCCATCGACGGCCGCGCCGTGGCATAGCGACTGAAATGCCTGCAGAGACGACAGGCTCAAGCTGTGTGCTTGCATATTTGCGCTCCTCTGCGCGTTGAATTGTGATGGGGTCTGTCGGCCCGCTACGGCCACATTTTTCACCAACAAGGAAGTCCGAGTGTTCAGCGCCTCGGTCAGCGCAACCTCAAATCCCATCACAATGGCCCCTGCTACCAAGGGCCAAAGTCTCTGCCGATCCGTCACTTGGCTGAACATCCCTCAGATGCTTTGACCCGCCGTGACCGGCAGCTATTCGGTTGTGGAAGATCCCAGGCCGTGGGTCAGCGTTTCGCTGCGGCGCGGGTTGACTATACGAAACGCATACCAACGAGGCAATGCGAAACGCATAATTTATGGATGCGAATCGCATACTGTTCAGCGTCCATTTATCTAAATCTCACCCCGTGAGACGCGCACAGGCCATCATTTCCCCACCAGGAGGAAACATGGCCAAAGAGACGATTTACGTGGTGCAGACGTGGGTGGCGGGGAAACGCGGGCAGTTGATCGCCGATCCGCCGATACCGATGACGGCAGAGGATGCGGCTGTGCGCCGGGCCTACAGGCTGGAGGAGGATAAGGCCGCGGTCATGGTCTTTGCTCAGACGGCGGACTCAGAGACGGGCGACTATGATGATCCAAGGATCATCCTGCGGCTGGGGGAGGAGGTGGAGATGGGGTAGGGCATGAAAAACCCCGCCGGAGCGGGGTTAGTGATTTATCTTGGCCTGTACCGCGGGCTGCATGCCCGTTGTTGGCTGAGCGTATGCTGGAACTTGAATGATGATGGGGGCAGCTTGGGTCGCTGAGAGCGTCGATGGCGGCTTCCACAGGGTATTCATAGCAACCACCACTGCGACGAGTGTGCCAATGATTGTTAGCACCGTCGCAAGCATCCACCCCTTGATATCACTGCGCACACCTTCGATGTCTGCCTTGGTGGCCAAGGTAGGCAAGATGGTGTCTAGCCGTGTTTCAAGGGTGGTAAGGCGCTGTTCCATACCTCCATCATGTGTTCCACCACCGCCATTTGCAAGTGCTGGGCCAATAGCTGCCGCTTGCAGCGGATCCATGGCGCCAGGAAGGTAAGTTACCTTAGGCATCGTCGGCGGCCTTCTTTTCTGGGTTTCTCCTTACCCACTGCGACACGACGAATAGGTCATGGCTCCTGATATATCCGCAATTACCACATCCAAGAGATATTATTGCCCTTCCTGCTACGCTCCCACCCAGTCGCTCTACCATCCCACTATCTGGTCTTGGATTTTCTGCGAAAGGGATCATTGTGAATAGCCCAAATCTATTTTCTGTTCCGATATAGAACCATGCTGACTCGCCGCAGCACGAGCAATTAGGGCTTAATGTTTTTTCTCCAAGAAATCTTCTGAAATCTTCCTCAGTTACAGATGTAACTGGCGGTGATAGTATTCTCGATTTACCATCGTTCATTCATTTGCCTTGACTGAGTTGCAATATATAAGTGAAATATCGATTCTTTTTTTGGATTGCACACCTCACTCCGCCAGCATCAGGCACTCGGACCAGCGATTCACTTCGGTACAGCCTTTAATAGGGGCTTTAGGCTGTTTGCATTGGCCTTACCCCAGGCTATCAGTGCGGCCTGCAGGCGGTCAGACATGTTGTTCATGTCTGCGATGCATGACTTATCGTCTCCATGTCGACATAACGTGTTCTTCGGCTCTAGCTCGTCAAACTGGATAGCCATTTCAGTTTGGATGATTCTTTCCAAGTTGATTGGTCCATGAAGGAAGGCGTCCATTGCGATCTTTGCAAGTTCAGTAATCACTTCATCTTGCTGGACACAGGACCCCATCTCGACGAACTCGACGCCCTTGCCGTGAACGATGCAAGCCATATCGATGCGGTCACCCGGTTTTGCCATCTCAAGGAACTTCGAGTCTCGGACGCTAATATATGCAGTTACCATCTGCATTTTAATGATAAAATCATCATCACTAAATTTTTCAGCTCCTCCAAAGTATCCATTCACAAAAGTGTACTTGTTTCGGTACTTGGCATCAGCGCCAATTGGATTCTGCATAAATTCAGTGGCGATAGTTAAATCGCGCGTGCTAGGAATGACTAGTTTTCGCCATAGTTCGGCATGTTCGCTTTTGCCACCATGGACAAAAGTCAGAAGATCGTTAGAGAAAAAAATCCTTAAGAAGCGCTGCTGTACTGCGTCTGGATGTATGGCCTCATCAATAGTCGCCGACCGTGCATTGGAAATAGTTGCAAAAAAGGCAAGCGCTGAAATAAATACAAGCGCGACGAGCCTCATCAGAGCTCGCCTATCACACGCGCCTTGATCGTCTCGTACTCCGAGTCGCTGATCAGACCCTGGTCGAGCATCTCCTTGGCGTTCTTTAGTCGTGCCGCGGGATCGGGATCGGTCGCCGGTTGGCTTGATCCAAATCCACCCTGAAATCCACCAGATTTCGCCCGCATCTCTTCCAGCTCACGATGCCGGCGCTTCTCGCGCCAGGACTGCTCCTGAGCCTGGGCCATTCGGTAAACCTCTTGGGCCTCAGCCTTCCTCAGCCCATCGATGCGGTATGTGACCACAACACCGCCGCTTGCCAGATCGGGCTGAGTGAGATGCCGGATGATGACTGAGCTGCTGAAAATTCCGACCCGGATATTGGCATCTTTCACGTCCTGCCAGCGGATGTCAGTTGGCGTAAAGCCACCGAAAAGCCCGCGCGTCATACCGATAATACGACCAGTGGTCGCTGCCAAAAGAGCTCTTCGATGGGTGATCGCAAATATGCGCCTCTGGACAGTAGATGCCCTTACGGACTCACCCGGGACCAGCATGGATGTGATGTACGAGAAGGCCTTGGCCGGTACGCCCTCAAGGCCAAGGGTAGAGTCTGTGCGCATTACCTTTCCCCAATAAGCGGCCGGTCTAGGGCCGCATGCTCCTGATCATTGCCAGAATCGCCTGCTGCTGGGCTTCAGATAGGCCTCTCATTTCACGTGCTACAGATGCCGCAATTGGCTCCTCTACGAGCTCTGCATTGCCTGCCATAGCATCCAAATCGGTCTCCAGCACATCCAGGAGCGCCCTCAGTTCGTCCACTTTCCACCTCGATCCGCGACTGCCATTGAACCATGCGGCCACCGTCTGATACGCAACAGCGATACCGCGAGTGTTGAGCGCGTCCGTGATCTGCTCGATTGAAAGATTTAGGGCTTCCCGCCGAGCGCGGAGATTAGCAATGAACTGACTCAAATCCTGAGACTCCATATGGATGTTGTCAGGGTATCGCGAGCACTTGCGCGCAAAGTATGCGAATCGTATAGTTGCAACATATGCGAAACGAATACCTGCCCATGACCGAAAAAGAAGAGCTTTCCGCTTACGTCCGTGATGCGGGCGGCATCTCGTCTGCTGCGCGCAAGCTTGATATTCCATACCAGACACTCGCCGCGGTGATGAATGGCAATCGAGGCATCGGACGGTCCCTGGCCAGCCGAATGGAAAAGGGTTCTGGTGGCGTCCTGAAGGCTTCGCGCCTTATTTGGATTGCCGCTGAGAAAAAGGAGGCTGCATGAACGCCTCTCAGCGTCAGGTCTTGTCCTCAGTCCTCCGGCTCGCCGCCGGCCTCAATCCTCCTCAACAGGATTGTCCTTCTCCCACTGAATGCGCTCATCGAGGATCGCGGTGTACTCGCCGGTCATCTCGGTCACGAGATCAGAAATCCCGCGTGGAATTTGTCCGCACGAAGCAGCGATCGATGCAGTGGCAACAGCTTCAGACAAGCACTCATCAATCCGACGCCGGCAGTGCGGGGCGTCGCACGTATCCATCATCAGGGCCTTGATCACCGCGTCTTGCGCGAGTGACCGCGCATAGAGATCAAGAACCAACCTCTCCAGATTCAGCTTGGTATCCGACATGTACGAGAACCCTACTCATATCCGCGACAAAATCATCAAGGTTCGCCTGAACGCCGACGAGCGCAATCTCGTCGACGCATTGGCCCGCATCAACAAGACCCAGCCCTCGGTCTTCCTGAGGGACCTGGTGATCCAGGGTCTTGCTGTCGTGACGAAGGATACCCCCAAGCAGAGCGCCGCCTGAAGGACCCTAAATAGGCCCTCAGGAGGGCCCTCTAAATGACAGAAGACCTTCCCATCGACCTGACGCCTGCACAGGCGGACAGGATCTCAGCGTTTGCGAAAGAACAGGGCCTGACCGTCGAACAGGCCGTTACCAAGCTGGCCCGTGAAGCGATCAATGAGCGCTACGTGCTGCCCAAGAACCGGGGATCAGTTTTGCCCATAAGGGCCCTCAAAAGGGCCCCAAGAGGTCCCTCTCATGACTGATCGAGTCATCCATACGCCTGCATCTCGCGCCACCGATCCTGTGTCGTCGCACGACGCAGAGATGCGCGTCACGCGCTCCGGCTCCAGGCACTCCAACCGCCTCGCTGTCGTCGAGGCTGTTCGCCGCTACAACGACGACATGACGTCTGCCGAGATTGCCCTGGCTGCGGGCCTTGATTACCACGAGGCTGCGCGCCGGCTGCCCGAGTGCGTGACAGCCGGCGATCTGAAGAAGGGTCCCATGCGCGTCTGTTCAGTGCGCGGGACTCTGGTCTGCTCGTGGGTGATGGCATGAGCATCGAGATGATGAATGAGGTCAAGCCTCTAAAGATTGGCCCCACGCGAAAGGCCGTCATGATCTGGCTGGCCAACTGCGCCAATCATGACCGGAAATGCTGGCCCAAAATGAGCGACCTGGAGGATTGGACGAACTACGGTCGGACGGCAATCATTGAGGCGATCAAGTCCCTCGAAAAAGACGGCTATTTGACCGTGGATCGATCGGGGCGGAACAACGTTTACACCATGAATCAGGTCCGCCAGACGGACCAGTCCGTCTCCCGGACCAGTCCGTCTCCCGGACCTCAGAAGTCCGTCTCCCGGACCTCAGGAGTCCGCCAGGCGGACCCTAACAGTAATAAAACCAAAATAACAAACGAAGAGGAGAGAGTCGGGCGCATCCAGGCGACCTCGATCTCCTGTCCCGACGGCATCAGCGACGACCACTGGTCGATGTGGATCGCCCAGCTTCAGAGCGACGGCAAGGAATCAATCTCCCGCCTGCAGGCCGCCAAGCTCCAGGTCCTTCGCATCGTCCGTGATGGGGGCGACGCCGAGGCAGTCATCGAGGCCGCCGTGCTCCGCGGCTGGCGCGACCTGCAGGACATCCACGCCGAGATGAAAGCCAGGGCATCGGCCCGCAAAAACAATCACCAATCCAGCGCCGGCGATACGGCCGGTGGATCCAGCACCCGCACCGGAGTCAACTACCGTGGAAACCGCACATCAGGCCGCAAGCTCAGCGCTGTTGAACAGGTCGAGGCAGCCATTGCAGAAAACGAACGAGCACGAGCGGACGCTGCAGGCGCAGCATGCATCGCAGCCGAAGGCGCCGCAGACCATGGTCAATGCTTTTTGGGCGCGGATGGCGACGATGTTCGGGCATAGCTGGGTGAGCCAGTACGGCGCGAATCCTGCCGGGTTGGCGGGAGATACCTGGGGCACCGTTCTTGCTGGCCTGACTGGCGAGCAGATCGCCCAGGGCATGCGGGAGACGCTGGCACTGGGTTCCGATTGGCCGCCGAGCGCTCCGCGGTTCCGCGCCATGTGCATCGGCATCCCGTCGCTGGCCGCCACGCAGCACGCGATGCGTACCGGTGCCACCGACCCGTTTACCCGGCAGGCCTGGACCTACATCGACTCGTTCCAGTTCCGCTCGGCCGATGCTGATCAGGCCGCTCGCATGATGCGTGACGCCCACGAGCTGACGGTGCGATTTGTGATGGACGGCGGTGAGCTGCCCGCCGAGCCCGTCGCGGCGATTGCTGTAGACCCGGCGCCCGAGCATGTGCCGGCCAGTCCGGATTTTGCACGGCAGAGGATCGAGGAGATCCAGCGTCAGCTGGGTGCGGGAGAGGTGGCATGATCGAGCGCATCTCCGACACGAACGATATGTCCAGCGCAGCTGAGGAAATGGCCCGGATCGCTGCAGCTCAGTTCCGTAAGCCCGAAGGTCCCGCAGCCACCGGCGAATGCCTCAACTGCGGCGAATCACTGCCGGATGGCCTGCGCTGGTGCGACACCGATTGCCGGCACGATTACGAGCGTCGGGAGGCGATGTCCGCATGAATATGGACGTTCTCATCTACCGGATTCTGGCAGAAATGGGTCCGATGACGATCAGTCAGATATCGACGGAACTGTCCTGCAGCAACCGCAGTGTTCGCCAGCCTCTGGACCTTCTGGTTAATTCGGGGAAAGTATCGGCTACCCACTCGGTGAAGGGCGGATCTTACTGCGTCACCTATGAGGCCGTCGCATGACTGCCTTCGCCTGCGCCCATCACATCGCCCGCATCGGCCGGCTGCCCAGCGCCCAATGGCGTGCCGAGGTCAACCAGCTCCCCGCCGACTGCGGTCGCAACGATTGCACCACCCGGAACTGCCAGCGCGAAGTCCAATCGCGCCTTGAGATGCAGTGGAAGATCCGCCGAGCCAAGAGGAAAGCAGCATGACCCAGACATTCACCCTCAACGCCGGCGGGGTAGAGCGCGCCGATGTGATGGCCAGCGCTGTGCGGTTCATTGCCGGATTACCTGGATCCAAGAGCTGGAAGGTCGAGATCAAGGAGTCCCGCAAGGGCCGCACCCTCGACCAGAACGCAGCCCTGTGGGCCGTGGCCTATCCGCCGCTGCGCGAGGCCACCGGCCACAGTGTCGAGGATCTTCACGAGTATTTCTGCGGTGAGTATTTCGGATGGACCGAGTACGAGGTGATGGGAAATCCCCGCAGCCGGCCGATCCGGACCACGACGACCGGCGAGGATGGTAAGCGAGACCTGATCGACGCCCGGACTTTCAGTGACTTCTACGCCACTGTGCAGCGCATTGCTGCCGGCATGGGAGTGATCATTCCGGATCCCGATCCGTTCCATGGGGACGCCGGGAGGTGGGCGGCATGAAGGTTTGTCCGATCAAGCCACGGATTGCCGCAATCTTTGGTCAGTGGATCTGTTTTTCTGACGACTGCGGAGGGCGAGGCTTAACGCCAAGGGATGCGTACATCGCGTGGTTTTTGAACTGGTCTCAAGGCGGCCAGAGGGCATTTCGATGAGCGCACCCAAGATGACCAAAGCCCGCAAGCTGGCCAAGGGGCAGCCGTGCATGATCCGCATCCCCGGCATTTGCAATGGCAACCCTGAGACGACGGTGCTGGCTCACTACCGGCTTGCCGGCTATAGCGGCACCGGAATGAAGCCGCCGGACGAAATGGGGGCATGGGCCTGCTCGGCGTGTCATGACGTGGTGGATGGGCGGGTTCGACCAAAGTACTCATGGATTTCTGGTGGTGATGGCAGCCTCCTTTCCAGTGATCGATTCTCCAGTGGTGCGATCAAGCTCATGCATGCGGAGGGCGTCATGCGCACCCAACAGGCGATCAGGGAGATGGGCCGATGAGGGCGATCATGCTGCATATCGGGCTGGGCCTTGCGATGTTCGCGGCCATGCTCCCGGGCCATCCGGCGCTCAAGAGCATCTACCGGGCAGCGGCAGAACGGACGGAGGAGCAGATCCGGGCAGAGCAGAAGCGGGCCCGAAAGCTCGCACGGCCGGCGTGGAGGCAGTGATGGTCATGATGCCCATCAAGACTGTATCGGTCCTCAACGGATCGCAGGGCAACTGGCGGCCGGCTGCCGCACGCCGACGCCGGCAGCGGTCGGATGCATTCGTGCTGTGCCCGCGGGCCAGCCTCCCATGCACCGTGACCATGACGCGGCTATCGGCCGGCACGCTGGATGACGACAACCTGCGCAGTGCCCTGAAATCAGTCCGGGATGGCATTGCCGACCGGCTGGGAATTGATGATCGGGATCCGCGCGTGAGCTGGGCCTATGCCCAGGCGAAGTGCCCGCGGGGGAAATTCGGTGTTCGCGTTGAATTTGAATCAAAACAGGGGATCTGACCATGGCGCATATCGGCAAACTACTGGGGCGGCTGAACCCCAAGACGCAGACCTTCACCGATGCCTCCGGCGGCGTTCCCGAACTCACCCCGCAGGATATCGCCGGGGCGCTGGCGTTCGTGCCGTCAGGCCTCGGTCGCGAGCTGCTGTGCCACGTCTGGTGGCCTGGAGGTGCTGAGCGCACCAGGGCGCAACTGGATGCGGCGATCATGGAGTTGCTGGCAAAAGAGTGGCGCCGCCGTGAGGACGCACAGCTGGACGCCATGCTGATGGTCGCAACACCCGATGTTGGCCGCCGCCGGGCGCAGGATGCCTTTGCCCAGGCCCACAAGGAGCGCTGGCCGAGCTGGGGGAAGATGGAGCAGGGCATTCTGCAGCCGTCAGAGGTCTACGTGCGGATCAGGGACGCCGTGCTTATGGAGCTGCGTGCAGGCTATTTTGGTGATGCTGACTCAGGCGCAGGCCGCGCATGGAGTGACCGTGATCGGGCTGAGATGATCGAGCGCTCGAATGTCACTTACAGCACCAACGGATGGAAGCGAGTCTACGAGTGGCTGCTTGATCACTGCGCGAATGAGGTCGGCATTGCTCAGAGACGATTCGGACGTGCAGCCGCTTAGACTGTTAGTGTGAAGCACTAACAGTTTTTGGGGTAAATTCCCTATCGTGACGAAAGCCCCGCCGGGCACTGGCGGGGCTTTGACTTCATTAATCAGCTGTTGCGAAGATGGTTGAAGAGATCAAGTATTTCCCTTACTGATGATGCAGTGATGATGTTGTCCATGTCTAGATCATGAGGTGACGGGCCAATGACTGATTCGCCCTTGATGTTCCACGAGCATCCCGTGTCGACTGCCTCGATATCTATCGACCCCGAGAATGTCTCGTCTTTGCTCGATGGGTTGTAGCCGTCAATGGTTCCGAACTTTCCAGATACGGTTCTGATGGGCATTTCAAATATCTTCACATAAGTCATTTTCACAATCTCTTTGATTTTCAAACGAAATGAGCTTCGGATTCAGCCGTAGCTGTATTTATTGTAGCTAATCGGTGCTTTATGCCTCTTCCCCTGCCAATCGAGCCGCAGGTGGCACTGGCATCTGTCATCGACCCAGCCCTTGAACAGCTTCCCCGTGCCCTTGATAGCGATCAGGCCGCCGTTCTGCTGCTGGCGATTGCCATCCAAGAGTCGGGCCTGCGTACCCGTCAGCAATATGGCGGACCTGCACATGGCCTGTTCCAGTTCGAGACGGGCGGATGCAGCGCAGTACTGGGAAGCCCGCTCAGTCGGCCGCTGCTGTTGCCAGTCCTCACGCAGCATGGCGTGTCGGCCACTCCTCAGGCGATCTATCAGGCGCTGCTGACGGACGACATCCTTGCCGCCAAGGTTGCGCGTTTGCTGCTGTGGACTGATCGCCGCGTATTGCCGGCCCTCGGCGACATCGAGGGCGCCTGGAAGTACTACTACCGCAACTGGCGGCCCGGCGGCCCACGGCCTGACCACTGGCAGGTCAATTACCGAATAGCGCTCACAGCGCTTGGGAATCACACATGTCACTGAGCATCTTCGCATCCATCGGCGTGCGGGCATCTGCTGTCGTCGCTGGTTTTGCGGGGAGCGTGGTGCATATCGCAGTCACCGAGCAGATGACCCGGGCCCGTGCTTTGGCGGCCATTGTTGCCGGCACCGGCTGTGCCGCCTATCTGCCCGACTACCTGGTGCTGCACTACCAGCTGCCGGCGCCCATGACCAACTCAATCGCGTTCGTCTGCGGCCTCTGCGGGCTATCGGTCGCACTCCGGGTGCAGGCGATGATCACCAGCGCATTTCATGGAGGTAACTCCAAATGATGCTCGCAACGATCAACATCCTGTCAGCCCTACTGGTGTTGGCCGTGTCCATCGATGCGGCTCGGCGCCTGTCATTCCGCTGCCACCCGGTAGCCACTGGCGGTCATGTGTTGATGGCGATTGCCGAGATGGTGTGCATCTACCAGACCGCAGACCTTCGCAGCGTCCCTGCCTGGGTGGCAGTCATCAACCTGGTGCTGTCCTACATGGCCATGTCGTCATACCTGCACATCGAGCGCACAGGGAGGTTCGGCTGCAAATGAGCATCGCAACCATCATCGCAGTGCTCAATGGCATCTGGACCCTTGGCAAGAACCTGATCGGCGCCTTCAAGAAGAAGCCGGCAGGGCAGGGCGCCGAGGATGCCGCCACTCAGGCAGTAGCTGCCACCAACACCGAATCGAGCGAGACGGCGAGCATCGCCCGCCAGTCGATCGCATCCGTCCAGGAGTCAGCCAATGCTGCGCGTACTGAGAATGACCACCTTGCTGCTGATGCTGCTTCCGCTGGGAGCGTGCAAGACGCTGACCAAGTCGTCCAGCGAGCCATCGCCGCAGCAAACGCAAAACTTAATCCAGGTTCGGACCATCAAGCCGACCGTCCTGTGTGATATGGGAGATCTCCAAAGTGACCCCCTCCCGAATTATCCAGCTCTGCCTGGAATGGTTCCGCTCGCCGCTGATAAAGCCCGCGACGTCTGGGCCATCGGCGTTGCCGGTCAGTACGGCCAGCTCGCCATCCGATACAACGCAATCCTTTCCTGTCTCGCCGGCTATCGCCAGCGCGGCCTTATCAACTGACGAGGTTATCCCCATGTCGTTTTCCCTGTCCAAGATCGGTGCCGATATCACCGAGGCCGTATCCGCCGCCGAGGCCGTGGGCGATGCGATCAAGGTCGTCTACAACTCCGTCGCCCCGCTGATGGACTCGGCTGAAAAGGCCTATGACGGCGTCACCGATGCCGGCGGCACCAAGAAGGCTGCAGTGCTGGCGAGCGCCAAGGCCGTGGCCGAGGCCCTGGGGCAGGACTGGAAGAGCATCGAAGCCGGCGCATCGTCCCTGGTTGACGCCATCAAGGGCGCCTACAACGTGGCGAAGGACATCGTCGATCCGGCGAAGTCGACCACCGTCGCCAGCGCTGCGGCGTAAGGGGGTAGATCATGACTGTCAATGTCGTGACCGAAGACGGCACCATCGCCGAGGTTTCCACCCCGAGTGATGCCTCCGGCTCCTCCTATACCCTCCCGGCTGCCACCAGCTCTGCCCTGGGCGGTGTGAAGGAGGGCGCGTATGTCGCCAATGCCGGCGAGTCCACCGCAACGGATGTGGCTGGTGCGGTAACGTCCATCAATGCCGTCGCCACCCAACTCAATGCGCTGATCGCATCGCTCCAAGCATCGGGCGCATTGGCTGCGTCCAGCTGATCGAGGTAAGTCATGGCCGGCAACAAATCAACGAAGCCGGCCACTGACTGGGAACGCATCGAGGCGGACTACCGGGCTGGCGTGCTGTCGATCCGTGAGATCGCTGGCAATCATGGGATCACGGATACCGCCATTCGTAAGCGGGCCAAGGCCCATGGCTGGGAAAGAGACCTTGCCGAGAAGATCCGGGCAAAGGCCGAGTCCAAGGTTCGCAGTGCAGAGGTTCGCACCCAGGTTCGCACTGAGGGCGCAATCTCGGATCGCGAACTGATTGAGGCCAACGCCGAGGTCATCGCCAACGTCCGCATGGCCCACCGGCAGGATATTGGTCGGGCACGCAGTCTCGCCATGTCCCTGCTGGCTGAGCTGGAATCGCAGACGCATCACCTCGATATGGTGGATCAGCTGCGCGACCTAGTGGTGAACAGCGAGGACGGCATCGACGCCAAGCTGCTGACGATGTTCCAGGCCGTGACCTCACTACCTGGTCGCACCAAGACCATGAAGGAGCTGGCCGACTCGCTGCAGAAGCTCGTGACGCTGGAGCGTGATGCCTATGGGCTGGCCGAGGCATCCAAGGTTGAGCTGACCGGCAAGAACGGTGAGCCGATCCAGCAGCAGGTATCCCATGTCGATGAGCGCACAGTCTCAGCGGTCATCGACCGACTCAACGCCGAGTTCTGAGGGGCTTCCCCTCGATCTGGCGATCATCAAGCAGCTGTGCGAGCGGGATCACCTGTTCTTCAGTCGCTACTTCTTCAAGCACCGGCAGGGCATCCGCTTCCTGCAGAACTGGCACCACCGCCGGATCTGCTCGATTGTCGAGGATGTCATTGCTGGTCGACGTAAGAACGTCGTCATCAACGTTCCGCCGGGCAGCTCCAAGACGGAGCTGGTGGCAATCAATCTCATCGCCCGGGGGCTTGCCATCAATCCCCGGGCCCGGTTCCTGCATATCTCCTATTCGGATGACCTCGCGCTGCTCAACAGCGAGACCGCCAAGGAGATCGTGCAGTCCGAGGAATACCAGGCGCTGTGGCCGCTCTCGATAGCCTCAGACGCCAAGAGCAAGAAGCGCTGGAACGTCGAGGCCAATGGCCAGAAGCTGGGTGGCGTCTATGCGGTTTCGCTCGGCGGCCAGATCACTGGCTTCCGTGCCGGCCACATGGCTCCCGGATGGCAGGGCGCGATCATCATCGATGACCCGCTCAAGGTCGAGGATGCGTACAGCAAGACGAACCGCGACAAGGCGAACCGTAAGCTGCTGTCCACGGTGAAGAGCCGAAAGGCCAACCCGGACACGCCGATCATCATCATCATGCAGCGCCTGGCTGAGGAAGACCCCACCGGTTTCATCAAGTCCGGCAAGCTGCCGGGTGACTGGGAGTTCATTGAGATCCCTGCGCTGATCGACGATGCATACATCGCCGCACTGCCCGAGGATCTGCAAGACGCGGCGTCCCAGGGCGATGCAGATCAGGACGGCCGGCGCAGCTACTGGCCCTACAAGGAGCCACTGGACGATCTGCTGGCGATGGAACGGGCTGACCGGTTCGTGTTCACCGGCCAATACATGCAGCGGCCCAGCCCGCTCGGCGGCGGCATCATCCAGTCGGCCAAATTTGGCCGGTACAAGGTGGTCCCGGAGATGGTCAAGCGGGTCATCTTCGCCGATACGGCGCAGAAGACGGCCGAGCGCAACGACTACTCAGTGCTGGAATGCTGGGGTCTGGGCAAGAACGGACGCATCTACCTGCTGGACCTTCTCCGCGGGAAATGGGAGGCGCCTGAGCTGAAGCGCAAAGCCATCGACTTCTGGCACAAGCACCTTGCTGTGCCGGCGTGGCCGAATGGCGCCCTGGTCAAGCTGATGGTCGAGGACAAGGCCTCGGGCACAGGCCTGATCCAGGACATCCGGGCATCGGGATTGATCCCGGTCGAAGGTATCCAGCGCAACACCGACAAGCTGACCCGCGTCATGGACGTGGTCAGCTATATCGACTCTGGCTATGTGCACATCCCCGAGGATGCGCCATGGATCAGCGACTTCACCGCCGAGTGTGACGCCTTCACGGCGGACAACACCCATGCACACGATGACCAGATCGACCCTATGGTCGATGCCATCAACAACCTGCTGGGCACCGGCAGGGTGCTGAGCGTCTGGGAGAAACTGGGCCAATGAGCCGAGGCAAACGGAAAACGCCACGGCTCGGCACGTCAGCAATGGCGCGCGACTCGGCCAAGGCCAGGCGCAAGACCATCGACAGCTTCGAGAATTTCGAGGCTCGGGTCGGCATCCAGGCGGGCAACCTGTCGGGCGGTGCCGGCTACACGTTCGATTTCGTCTCGCGCAACCGCGTCGAGATGGAGGCCATGTACCGGTCCAGCTGGATCGTCGGCCAGGCCGTCGATGTGGTGGCCGAGGACATGACCAAGGCCGGTATCGAGCTTCGGTCTGAGCTGGACCCGAGCGACGAGGCCAAACTGCTCAAGGCCATGACCAAGATGCAGCTCTGGGATCAGCTCTGCGACACGCTCAAGTGGTCACGCCTCTACGGCGGCGCGGTCGGCGTGCTGATGATCGACGGCCAGGACATGAAGACGCCGCTGAACATCGACAGCATTGGTCGCGGCCAGTTCAAGGGCATCCTGCCGTTGGACCGTTGGCTGGTGCAGCCCTCGATGGAAGAGCTGATCACCGAGTACGGCCCCGACATCGGCAAGCCGAAGTTCTACGACGTGGTGGCCGACAGCATGGCCCTGCGCCGGCAGCGGATCCACTACACCCGCGTTGTGCGCTTCGATGGCGTGGATCTGCCGTACTGGCAGCGCATCAGCGAGAACCTGTGGGGGCAGTCTGTCGTCGAGCGCCTGTATGACCGCCTCGTGGCGTTCGACAGCACGACGCAGGGCGCGGCCCAGCTGGTCTACAAGGCCCACCTGCGAACCTACAAGGTCCCAGGCCTGCGCGAAGTGATTGCCATGGGCGGCCCTGCGCTTGAGGGCCTGCTCAAGCAGATCGACATGATCCGCCGGATGCAGACCAACGAGGGCATGACCCTCATGGATGCTGCCGACGAGTACGAAGCCCACCAGTATTCGTTCTCCGGGATGGCTGACATCCTGCTGCAGTTCGGCCAGCAGCTTTCTGGCGCCCTGCAGATCCCACTGGTCCGCCTGTTCGGTCAGTCTCCGGCTGGACTGAACTCGACCGGCGAGTCGGACATGGAGATGTACCGCGATGGCATCCATCAGCGGCAGGAGCGCCGTTTGCGCACGCCGGTGGACACGATCCTGCGCATCCTCTGCCGGTCGGTGCTGGGCATCGACGCACCGGAAGAACTGGACTTCGACTTCGTCCATCTCAAGCAGATGACGGCCGAGGAAAAGGCCAATGTCTCGAAAACGACCACGGATGCCGTTATCCAGGCATTCGATGCCGGCCTCATCTCGCAGCGCGTGGCTCTGAAGGAGCTGCAGCAGTCGAGCGACGAGACCGGCATCTGGACCAACATCAGCGACGAGGATATCGAGGCGGCCGACGATGCGCCGCCCGATCCGGGAGAGGGCGACTTTGGCGAAGATCCATACCCGCCGGAGCCCGGTGCCGACCCGGAAGGCGGAGATCCAGTACGCGGCCAGTCTGAAACAGGTGGCGGCCGCGATCGGTCGATTGATCGCTGGCTTCGACCCTGGCGATATCGGCGCGCTGCCTGATATCCAGTCTCGGCTGGAGCAGTACAGCTACAACCTGGGCGACTGGGCGCATCGCACTGGCCTGAGGATGATCAAGGACGTCAACGCCCGCGATCTGAAAGCATGGCGCGAGCACTCGCGGGACATGTCCCACGCACTTCGCAAGGAGCTGCTGAATGCTCCGACCGGCCAGGCATTCCATCAACGGCTGACGGAGCAGGTCCACCTGATCCAATCCCTGCCGCTGGACGCTGCGAGGCGCGTGCATCACCTGACGACCGAGGGCCTGACCAGCGGCCGGCGTGCTGAGGACATCGCCAAGGAGATTGCGAGATCCGGCGAGGTGTCGGCATCGCGGGCGATCCTGATCGCTCGGACTGAGGTGTCCCGCACGGCATCAGTTCTCAGTCAGGCCCGCGCCCAGCATGTCGGTTCGACGGAGTACATCTGGCGAACCTCGCAGGATGGCGACGTCCGGCCTGGGCATAGGGCCATGAACGGCACCGTTTGCAGATGGGCAAGTCCGCCGGGCATCAATGAGGGCACGGCGAGCAAGCCGAGAATCATGCACCACCACCCCGGCTGCATCTGGAATTGCAGGTGTTGGGCGGATGCGATTATTGCGGAGTGAGTTCATGGTCCGCATTCATCCTGACTGGAATTTGAGCCGTGATTGAGCAGACTGGACAGATTTAAAAAGCTGGCCAATAGACACCAGTTGATGGCATGATTCGGCGCCGCAATATTGCGGCGCAACATAGGCATGACATGGCTACCGAACTGAAAGAAGATCAGAAACTTAAAGCGGACATCATGGCTAAGATTTTGGCAGGTGCCATCGATGGCGCGACCCTGTACGCCATCGGCCATGGGCGCGCAAACCTCAAGTACTCCGGGATGCTGAATGGAGCAAAGCGGATTGCCGATGACATTCTCAAGAAAGTCTGATCCATCGCATCAATGTAGAACGAAGGCCCGCACTGCGCGGGCCTTTTTTATGGGCCAAATATGCGCTTCTACACCATCCAAAAGCTCGGACCGAAGCGCGAGCTGACGCCCGAGGGCTTCCTGCTGTGCCTGGACGTGCCGGTGGCGCGCACTGGCGAGATGATCTACGGCGAAGGCGAGGTGCCCATCGAGGGCAGCATGGACGGCCTGATCCGGATCACCCGGACGCCGGACGAGGTATTCCGTGCCGAGACACTGGCCAGTTGCCAGGGCAAGCCCATCACGCTCGACCATCCTGACGAGTTCGTGACGCCTGAAACGTCGCGCACACTGTCCATGGGGTCGATGCAGAACATCCGGCGCGGCACTGGAGCTGATGAGGACGTGATCCTCGCCGACCTGCTCATTACCGACGCGGAGGCTATCAAGGCCGTGCAGGCCGATGGCATCGAAGAAGTCTCGCTCGGGTACGAAGCCGACTACGAGCAAACCGAACCCGGCCGCGGGGTGCAGCGGAACATCATCGTGAATCACTGCGCCCTGGTGCGGTACGGGCGTTGTGGCCCGCGCTGCGCGATTGGGGACAAGGAGACTGTTATGGCCAAGCCCGTCAAGCCCGGGAAGAAGTTGTCGTTCAGCGACCGACTGCGTCGCGCCTTCATGTCCAAGGACGCCGACGAGGCCGAGAAGCTGGCCCAGGAGGCCGAGGACGCAGCCGAAGAGGAAGAGCAGAAGCGGCGCGAGTCGGAAGATTCCGGCGACGATGATGACGGCGACGATGGCAAGGGCCGGGACAAGGTCGGCGACACCGCCACGCTGAAGCTGCTGCGATCGATGGACAAGCGCCTCAAGTCGTTGGACGAGCGCATGTGCAAGATGGAGGACGCCGAGGGTGATGGCGAAGAGGAGGAAGAGGCGGAGACCAACGACGCCGGCGACCTGACCAGTGCCGAGGCCTCCCCGAAGGTCGATCTGGATGGCGTGAAGATCTACACCGGTGACGCCCGCACTCAGTTCCGGCAGCGGCTGGAAATCGTATCGCCCGGCGCCAAGATGCCGACCTTCGATGCCAAGACCACTGATGCGGCCATTGCCGCGAAGCTCTGCGCGTGCCAGCGCCGCGCCCTGGGCGACGCCATGAAGACCGACGGCGGTCTGAGTGCAGTCTCCCCGTTCCTCGGCGGACTCGATCCGCAGACCGCCCCGATGGCCGTAGTCAATGCCGCTTTCACCGGAGCTGCCGAGCTGCTGCGCCGTCGCAACAACGACCACGGCAGCATGAGTCTGCCCAACCAGCGGCAGATGCCCAACAGCATCGCCGACATCAACAAGCGCAGCCAGGCCTACTGGGCCGACCGCGCCGCACGCTGAGGAGCTGACATGCCCGCCTATCTGTATCGCATGCCGTCGGGTATCCCCGGCGACGTCACCCGCTATTCCGTTTCCACCATCGAGCCGGTCCCGACCGATTCGAGCAATCCGTTCGCCAGCTTCGGCATCCCCGGCAAGATCGTCAGTGGCAAGTTCGTGCCGCTGGCATCCGGCGACACCGATGTGAAGGTCTACGGCTTCCTGGTCCGCGCCTATCCGACCCAGAACGGCGTCAATCAGGCGCTGGGTGCCGATACCCCGCTGGCTGGCGTCATGGGCAATGTCCTGCGCCGCGGCTACATCGCCGTGAAGCTCAATGCCGGCGTGGCCGCGCTGGGCGCTCCGGTCTACGTCCGCGTCGGTGGCGCCACGGACTCCCAGCCCATTGGTGGTATCGAGGCCGCGGCCGACGCCACGGCCGGCAACACCATCGAGCTGGCGAACTGCACCTTCATGTCCGCGGCTGATGCCTCGGGCAATGTCGAGATCGCCTACAACCTGTAATCCCCCACAAAGCCCTGCCAACGAAGCCCTGCCATCGAGCGGGGCTTTTTTGTGGGCGCGATTCGAGGAAACCCCCGATGAGTCAACTGATTCTCCCGCGCTCGGTGAAGCGAGCGTATACCCGCGATGGCCTGCAGACCTTCGACAGCCGCACCATCGACAGCTCCGGTGCGTTCCTGGTCGGCGAGCTGGAGCGCCTGGACTACCGTCTGCACGAGCCGCTGGCCGCAGTGACCTGGTCGCGCGATATCCATCTGCGCGAAGATGTTTCGATGGCCGACGAGATGTCGAGCTTCACCAACAGTTCGTTCGCTGCCGCGGGCGGCATCTCCCCGACCGGCAAGGCCTGGGTCGGCAAGGACGCCAGCGCTATCACCGGTCTGGGCCTGGACATCGGCAAGACCATGCATCCGCTGTCCCTGTGGGCCATGCAGATCGGCTGGACCATCCCGGAACTGGCCTCGGCGCAGCAGCTGGGCCGTCCGGTGGATCAGCAGAAGTTCGCCGGCATGAATCTGAAACACCAGATGGACATCGACGAGCAGGTGTACATCGGCGATACCGTGCTGGGCCTGGAGGGCTTGGTGAACAGCTCGGCCGTCACCACCACCAACGTGGTCAACGGTGCGAGCGGATCGCCGCTGTGGTCGAGCAAAACCCCGAAGGAAATCCTTGCGGACTTCAATGCGATTTTGAATCTTGCGTGGGAGGCATCCGCATATGCGGTGTGCCCGACCAAGGTGCTGATTGCTCCGGCGAAGTACTCGATCCTGACCCAGCCGGTTTCTGAGGCGGGCAATATTTCGATTCTCGAGTATGTTCGGACCAACTGCATATCGCACAACGTGAATGGGCGTCCGCTGGACATCCAGCCGGTGAAGTGGCTGGCGGGCCGCGGAACCAGCGGCACCGATCGCATGGTGGCCTACACGCAGGAAATGGACCGCGTCCGCTTCCCGTATGTGCCACTGCAGCGCACCCCGCTGGAATACCGCGACCTGCGTCAGCTGGTGACCTACTTCGGTCGCCTGGGTGCTGTGGAGTTCGTGTATCCCGAGACCCTGGCCTACGCCGACGGCTACTGAGGAGGTCGATATGCCGAGGATCAACGTGACCAAGGCATTCACCTTCACCCATGCCACCGGGGAGCGACAGCGCTTCCCGGTGGGCTGTCACGAGGTCGCCGAGTCCGTGGCCGGGCACTGGTACGCGCATGAGCACAGTGAGCCTGTAGCTGATGCAGACGTGATCGAGACGGACACACCCGCAAAGCGGCCGCGCCGCACGAGGAAGGCCGATGGCTCTGACACTGACGCCTGACCAGTTCAGGGCGGACTTTCCAGCGCTGGCCAGCACCACGACATATCCCGATGCGCAGGTGAATTTCTGGATCGAGCTGGCAGCTATCCGGCTCAACGAGGCCCGCTGGGGCAAGCTCCTGCAGTACGGCGCCGAGCTGTTCGTGGCTCATAACCTGGTGCTACAGGCGCGGGATATCGCGGATGTGGCGGCCGGCGGCGATCCGGGTGAGGTGACGGGCCCGGCGACAGCCAAGAGCGTGGACAAGGTGTCTGTGAGCTACGACGCCCAGTCCGTCGCACTGACCGACGGTGGCTTCTGGAACATGAGCAGCTACGGCATTCAGTTCCTGCAGCTCGCGCGCATGATTGGCACGGGCGGTATCCAGCTATGAGCATCAAGGTCAAGCAGGACAAGGTGAACGCCATCCTGCGGTCTCTGCAGGGCATGGAGCGAAAGCAGGTCATGATCGGCGTGCCGTCGGACACCTCGGACCGCCGAGACCCGACGCAGCCGATCACCAATGCCGAGATCGCTTACATCCAAGACAACGGATCGCCGGCGAACAACATCCCGGCCCGGCCGTTCATGCGTCCCGGCATGGATGATGCAGCGCCCCGCGCGGCGGTGCAGATGAAGAAGGGCATCACCGGGGTGCTGGATGGCGATCACGCGGCTGGAGAAAGGGCTCTTGATGCTGCCGGCATCGTGGCATCCAGTGCGGTGAAGAACGTCATCAACTCGGGCAATTTCACGCCTCTTGCCGATTCCACCCTGGCTGCCCGCGCGGCACGTGGACGCGCCGGCGCTCAGGAAGAGCTGGATCGACGCGATGCCGGCCATGCGCCGGGCACGGATCTGGCGAAACCCCTGGTCGATACCGGCCAGCTTCGCAACTCGATCACCTACGTCGTGCGATCCACGGAGGACTGATGCGCCTCAATGTTTCCCGTGTCCTGGCCTCGCGAGAGTTCCGGGACACTTCACTCGTCCGCATTCGCAACACGCAAACCGTCGGAGACGATGGCCGTGCGGTGAATGCCCAGGACAGCACCCCATTTTCTGGCGTCGTGACGAACGATGCCGGGTACATCCTGCGCCGCTTCCCGGCGGCCAGCGTCGTGTCCGGATCGATCCTGATCACGTCGCAAACCCCGCTCACGTCGGGCACCCCTGACCTGGATGCCGACATCGTGCGGTGGCGCGGCCAGCAGTACACCGTGTCGATGGTCAATGACTATACGACCTACGGCCAGGGCTTCACCGAGGCCATCTGCAATCCGCTCAGCCTGCAGGGAGGTGCTGACAGTGGGTAATGACTCTTCCACTGGCGGATACCTGCTGCCGGCGGCGGGCGGCCCGAGCTTCGATAACGCCCTGGATGACGCCATCCAGCAGGCAGTGGTCGGCATCACCGGATTACCGGGCAGCCTGGTCCGCCCACGTTGGCAGCCCATCGTGGCCAAGCAGCCGCCCATCGATACCGACTGGTGCGCCATCGGCGTCACCGATACCGAGCCCGACGACTATCCGGTGCAGGACCAAACTGCTACCGGGTCGGATCTGATCGAGCACGAGACGATCACGGTGCTGGCCACCATGTACGGCCCGCAGGCGGCAGCCAATGCCAAGGCCCTGCGCAACGGTCTGTATGTCGCCCAGAACCGCGAGGGGCTGCTCGCAGCAGGCATCAACCTGACGGATACCGGCAAGCCGATAGCAGCCATGGATTTCGTCAATCAGCAGTGGGTCCGGCGCTACGACCTGACCATCCGATTTCGTCGAAAGACGATCCAGAACTACGACATCCTCACCATCCTCTCAGCCGAGGCGGATGTGCACACTGACACCCACGAGGGGTAAATCATGGCCCGAGGCCTTCCCGTATCACGCATCATCAATATGAGCGCGGTCATCGCATCCGTCGGCGTCGCGACCGCGGACTTCAACTCGCTGCTGATCGTCGGCGCAAGCTCGGTCATCAGTATCAACGAGCGCCTTCGCTCCTATGGCTCTCTGGCCGATGTTGCATCGGATTTCGGCACCAGTGCGCCGGAATACCTGGCCGCTGCGCTCTATTTCGACCAGTCGCCCCGGCCGAGCGAGCTGTATATCGGCCGCTGGGCCAAGACGGCCAGTGCCGGCGAGCTGTCCGGCGGTGTCCTGAGCAGTGCCGCGCAGGCCATTGCCAACTTCACCGCCGTGTCTGCGGGCGGCATGGATATCACCATCGACGGCACGGCCAAATCGCTGAGTGCGATCGATCTGTCCGCCGTGACCAATCTCAACGGTGTCGCCTCGGCCGTCACCACGGCCCTGGCTGGCGTCGCCACCGTGACCTGGAACTCGGCCACCAATCAGTTTCAGGTGGTCAGTGCTACCACCGGCGCCACGTCTTCGGTGGGCTACGCCTCGGCCCCGTCCACGGGCACGGACATTTCGGCTCTGCTGGGCCTGACCTCGGGCGTAGCATCGGCACCATCCGACGGTATTGCTGCCGAGGAGCCGGTGGACGCGATCACCGCACTGGATGATGCCTCGGGCGGCTGGTACGCCTCGATGTTCGCCGATACCTCGCTGACCATCGCGCAGCACGAGGCAGTGGCCAGCTACATCCAGGGCGCGGCGCGCCTGCATCTGTACGGCATCACCACGCAGGACAGCCTGGTCCTAGACCCGACATCGACCACCGATATCGCCGCCGTGTTCGCCGGCCTAGCTCTGGATCGCACGGTCCTGCAGTATTCCAGCAGCTCGCCCTATGCGATTGCCTCGCTGTTCGGCCGTGCGCTGACCGTGGACTTCAACGCCAACAACACCGCGATCACCCTGAAGTTCAAGCAGGAGCCCGGCGTTACTGCCGAGACCCTGACCACCACGCAGGCCAATGCGCTGGAGGCGAAGAACTGCAACGTGTTCGTGAACTACGCCAATGGTTCGGCGATTCTCGAGCAGGGCGTGATGAGCAGCGGCGCATTATTCGACGAGATCCAGGGTGTGGACTGGCTGCAGAACGCCATCCAGACCGCGATCTTCAATCTGCTGTACACGTCTACCACCAAGATCCCGCAGACCGATGCCGGTGTGGCCCAGATTTGCACCACCGTCGAGGACCAGTGCGAACAGGGCGTTTCCAATGGCCTGCTGGCCCAGGGTGTCTGGAATACGACCGGCTTCGGATCGCTGTCGGAAGGCCAGACCTTGACCAAGGGATACTACGTCTACGCCGCGACCATCGCCAGCCAGTCCACGGCCGACCGCGCCGCGCGCAAGTCCCCGCCCATCCAGGTTGCCGCCAAGCTGGCCGGCGCCATCCATTCGGTCGATGTTTCGATCACCGTGAACCGCTGAGGTAGACCATGGCAACGTACAGTTTTCTCGATGTGGCTGCCACGATCACCGGTGTGGGCGGATCTTTCCGCCTCGGTAGTGGTGCGGGTGTGGCTGAGGAAGGCATCTCGTATGAGATGACCGAAGACAAGAACAACATGACCGTGGGCGCCGATGGCCAGGTGCTGCACGCACTTCATGCCGGCAAGAGCGGTCACATCACCATCCGGCTTCTGAAGTCGTCGCCCCAGAATGCGAAGCTGCAGGCCATGTATGACGCCCAGTCGTTGTCCAGTGCCACCTGGGGCCAGAACGTCATCAGCATCCGCAACTCGGCCGTGGGCGACGTGATCGCCTGTACGCAGGTGGCATTCCGCCGCTCGCCGAGCAACACCTACGCGAAAGACCCGAACGTGATGGAGTGGCAGTTCGATGCCGGCCAGATCGACGCGATTCTTGGCGAATACTGAGGAATGACCGATGCAGTTTGAAATCAATGGTCGGCAGTACCAGTCGGCCAAGATGGACACCCGTAAGCAGTTCCACGTCGCCCGCCGGCTGGCCCCGGCCATGGGCTCGCTCGCCGCAGTCGCGGCCAGTGGGTCAGTCGACAATCTGTCGGTGCTGAGCCCGCTGGCATCGGCCATCGCCGCCATGCCGGATGCAGACTGCGATTTCGTGCTGGATGCCTGTCTGGCCGTGGTCAGCCTCAACCAGTCCGGATCGTGGGTACAGATCGCCAACCGATCCGGAGGCCTGCAGTTCGACGAGATCGAACTGGGCGAGATGCTCCAGATCGCGGCGAAGGTGATCCAGGAGAACCTGGGCGGTTTTTTGCCCGCAAAGGCCGCACCCCTACCGAAGCAGTAGGGTCGGCCGGCAGCACGGATGCATGGGCCTGCCTTCCCGACGGGGAGGACTGGCTCCTGCGCCCCGTCGTGCGAGGCATGTGCAAATTCGAGAGCCTGATCGATGGGACGCTCGACCTAGAGCACATCGCCCTGATGAATGACGCCCTCGATGTCGTCGACGAGAACCGGATCAAAGCGGAGCGGAAACAGTCATGAGTTCGGAAGTCATCCGCGAATACCTGGTGTCGCTCGGCTACAAGATCGATGGCGACAGCGAGCGCCGATTTACTGAAAGCCTGGGTGGGGCCGCCAAAGATGTTGCGGCCCTGGGAGTCGCAATGGCGGCTGCAGCGACGGCATTTGTTGCTGGCGTGGCCAAGATTGCCGGCGGCATGGAGCAGCTGTATTTCGCTGCTCAGCGGACCCATGCGGCCGTGGAGAGCATTCAGGCCCTGCAGTACGCAGCCGCCCAGATGGGATCTAGCGCCGAGGGCGCTGCCGGCTCGCTTGAGTCGCTGGCGCGCTTCATGCGTGAGAACCCGAACGGGGAGAACTTTGTTCGTAGCCTGGGTGTATCTACCCGCGATGCGAATGGTCAGCTGCGCGACACTACCCAGATCATGGGCGATCTCGGCAAGCGCTTGGCGGCCATGCCGTATTACCGCGCTCGGCAGTACGGATCGATGTTCGGGTTCGATGAGCGCACGCTCATGGCCCTGCGCTCGGGCATGGGCCAGTTCACCGACCAGTATCAGCAGATGCTGCGCGTGGCCGGCCTCAATTCGACCCAGGCGGCAGCCGCGTCGCATGGCTTCATGGTGCAGCTGCGAGAGGTAGCGGCGTGGCTGCAGATCCTCTCCCAGAAGGTCTACACGGATCTGGCACAGGGTATTGGCGACGATATTGAGCGCTTCCGGGTCCGTTTTATTGCGGACTTCGGGAAAATCTCGCACATCATCGAGTCAGTGGTGAAAGGCATCCTGTGGGCAGTCGACATCGTGACCAGCTTCGGCATGGTGGTGGCCGATGCCATCGAGGGCGTGATTGGCTGGTTTCGTGGACTCGATGCCAATTCGAAGCATGTCGTGGAGGCCATTGGCGCGATTGCTGCGGCATGGGTAGCGCTTGACGCGGCCATGGATGCCAACCCGATCACGCTGGTGCTGATTCTGGCTGCGGCAGTCGCCTCCCTATGGAATGACTTCAAGGTCTGGAAGCGGGGCGGAACAAGCCTGATTGATTGGGGTAAATGGAAGCCAGAAATCGATCTGGCGAGCGCAGGCATTCACCTAATCACCCATGCCATCGAGGCATTGGTGCATATGTTCGAGCGGCTCTGGGAGCAGACGGCAAAGATTCGATCCGCTGGCCTTGGCGAGATTTCAAAGATTGCCCATGGCATTTGGGATGCAACCTCAGGCGCGCGGCAATGGTCCCTTCAGGCCCAAAAATCCATCTGGGATTGGGCCACCGGCGGATCCCCGCAGGTCGGGCAGGACGCGCAGGCACTCGCCGCTGCTGCTAACCAGATCCGCAATCAGGTCACAGGCCTGCCATACGAGCATGGCCGGCCGGGCCCAGATGCTCCACGAGGCATCCGCAACAACAATCCCTTGAACATCCGTCACGATGGCGGATCGTTCAATGTGTATGCCACGCCGCTTGATGGATTGACAGCAATGGCTCACCAGTTTGCCCTGTACTACTCGGGCAGGTCCGCCACCGCGCACCATGAGGCACTGCACTCCATTCGTCAGATCATTTCGACGTATGCACCGCCCAAGGATGGAAACGATACACAGGCCTACATCGCCGACGTCTCCAAGCAGACCGGCATCGATCCAGATGCTGACCTGAATTTTGCTGACCCGGCGCGGATGCAGGCATTCATGCAGGCCGTGACGCGCCATGAGAACAGCGGACGGAACCCCTATGACAACAGCCTGTTCGCTCAGGCGATTGCCAATCAGGGGGCATACCCGAAGGCAGTGGGCGTGGATCGAGGATCAAGTTCCGCACAGCTTGCTGATGGCTTCAGAAAGCTCCACGAGCTTGTCAGCACCATTCACGGCAACCTGCAGGGACCACAGATTCAGGGTCTGCTTTCATCGCTGATGGATGCATACCCGGCGGCCCAGGCAGAGAACAATGGCGCATTGAGCGGAGCCATTGCAGATGCGGTGCAGCAGATCCAGAAGCTTCAACCTGGTCAGCAGTTCGATGCTCGGGCACTTACGCAGCGCCTCGACGATCTGTCGCGACCTCGGCTACTTGCAGACGCATCCACTGCGGCAGCGGCTGGCCAGCCTGCGGCGTCACGGTCAGGCAACACATTGAACCAGCAGACGAGCATTGTTGTGCATGGCGCCACCGATCCGCAGGCTACGGCCAAAGCGATTCAGGAGCGGCAGCAATCGGTGAATGAGCGGGTCACTCGGAACATGACGGCAGGGACGGCGACATGAGCATACTCAGCACAGCCGCCGTTCTTGTCGGCGGAACCGTGGCGGATATCCTGATCACGCAGAAGCGGCGAATCGGGACCATTTATCCGCAGGTGACCATCTCGGAGCGCATGCACGACGAGCTGGCCATGACGGACAACCCCGTTGATTCGGGTGAGGTCGTCACCGATCACTCATACAAGTTACCGGCCGAGCTGACCATGCGCTGCGGATGGAGTGAGAGCGGATCGCTGTTCAATGACATCGACAGTCTGCAGATCGCATCTACTCCCAACGAGGCCTATCAGAACCTGCTTTCCCTGCAGAAATCGCGCCTTCCGTTCACGGTCACGACCCCGCGTCGACAGTACAGCAACATGCTGATCCGATCCCTGGACGTGACCACGGATGCGGCGACGGCCAATGTACTGATGGTCGAGGTGGTCATGCGCGAGGTGATCATTGTCAGTACCCAGCAAACGACCATGGCGGCAGCCGAGGATCAGGCCAGCCCGCAGGACACAGCGGCCACGACCAATGGCGGGGTGAAGCAGGCGACGGTGGTCACCGATACATCGGTTTTGAGCAAGATCGGGACGGGTGTAGAAAGTGCATTCTCCGCGATTACTGGAGGGTAAAGCATGGCAAAAACTGTCTACCAGATTCCCCTGGATGCGGCCGGCCAGACCATCCAGGCGATGATCGGCTCAGTGCAGTATCAGCTCACCGTTCAGTGGCGGAAATTCTCCGGCTGGGTGCTAGATATTGCCTCTACGGATGGGACTGCCCTGGTGTCGGGCATTCCGCTTGTCACCGGCGTGGATCTTCTGGGCCAGTACGGATACCTGGGCATCGGGGGATCTCTGCTCATGGCTACCAATGCCGACCCCGATGCTGTGCCGACCTATGAAAACCTTGGCACGACTAGCAATCTGTATTTCGTGGTGACCTCATGAGCCAGTCTGCCCAGCAGTATTTGCGCCAGGTACAGCTGGTGATCGGCACCCCTGGCGGCCCGGCGGTCGATGTCTCTGATCTTCGCGTGACCTTCAATGTGCGCTCAGCTTCGGTCGAGACCCTGAAGTCCGCGAACATCCGGATCTTCAATTTGGCCAAGGCCACAGCATCGAAGGTGCTCAACGAGTTCACTTACATCGAGCTGCATGCCGGCTACCCGAACAACATGGGCATGATCTTCCGCGGCGAGATCTGTCAGGTGAAGTATGGCCGCGATCAGAACATGGTCGATACCGTCACCGAGATCCTGGCCCAGGATGCTGACACGGCTTACAACCAGGCGGTGATCAGCAAGACGCTGGCCAAGGGCTGGACCTACGAGGATCAGTTCAGTGCGCTGATGCGGCCTTTGAACAAGTACGGGGTCAATCCTGGCTTCTCGCCCAGCCGGACAAACAGCCCGGCACCGCGCGGAATCACCATGTACGGCATGGTCCGCGATGAGATGCGGATCCTCGCCGAGGATATGGATTGCGACTGGATCATGGAGGACGGGTTCCTGCACCTGATTCCGTCCGATGGATATATCCCAGGCAACGTGCCGGTGATCAATGGCATGACGGGTATGGTGGGTATCCCAATGCAGACCATTGAGGGTATTGAGGTGCAGTGCCTGCTCAATCCCCTGGTAAAGGCGGGCGGGGCGGTGAAGCTCAACAATGCCGAGATCGCCAAGGCGGCCAACCGCGTGCCGACGAATACGACAAACGGCTTGCAGCCGGTTGCCGGCCTGGATGCGGATGGCTTCTATCGCGTTGCGTGCGTGACGCATACGGGCGACACCAGGGGGCAGCAGTTTTACACCTACATCATCGGCTATTCGGTCGATCCCAATCAGGCTCGGCCCATGGTTGGCCCCTCAGTTACAGCGGTGCCCGGATAATGCGACCCACTGAGCGATACGAGGACCACGAGCATGTCCTGCGCGAGATCATGCGCTCTGCGCGCACTCGGCAGTGGACATGCATGCCTGGGCATTTCGTCAGTTTCGATGCCGGCACATGCACCGCCGTCGTGCAGATTGGGATCGCTGGCCAGCAAACAAGTGACGGCGTATCGACGGCCGTGCCGTATCCCGTGCTGGTCGATGTGCCGGTGCAGTTCCCGCGGGGTGGTGGTGCGGCGCTCACGTTCCCCATTGCCGAGGGAGATGAGTGCACGGTGCATATCGTGGACCGTGCGATTGATGGCTGGTTTGAGTCCAGTGGCATCCAGCCGCCGAGCAGCAAGCGACGGCAGGCGATAAGCGATGCGTTTGCAGTCCCCGGCTCTCTGTCGAAGCCTGCTCGGCTGCAGAACATCAGCACGTCCACAGCGCAGCTGCGGAGTGTGGATGGCAAAACCTATGTTGATCTGGACCCGACTGGCCAAGTGGTGAAAATCACTGCGCCCGGCGGCCTGGTCATCGATGCGCCCAGCGTCAAATGCAGTGGCACAGTCACAGCATCGGGCGAGATCACCGGCAACGGCATCCCACTGTCCACCCACACTCATTCAGGCGTGCAGTCAGGTTCAAGCAGTACCGGCAAGCCGCAGGGGTAGCCATGATTTACCGAAAACTCAACGCGGCTGGTGACTACTCGTTTGGCGCCGGCCCGGGCGACTTTTACCAAAACTCTCCAGAAGCGGTGGCTCAAGCTGTACTGACTCGACTTCGCCTACTGGTAGGCGAGTGGTTCCTTGATACAACTGCCGGCACACCCTGGGCTACCCAGATACTTGGCAAGGGCACATCGTCGGTCTACGACAGCGTGATCAAGAATCGCATCCTCGGGACCACTGGCGTCCAATCCATCGACTGCTACAGCAGCTCGGTGTCCGACCGGAAGCTGTCAGTCACCGCAACCATCACCACCGCATACGGAAGCACGACCGTGGAGGCATCGCTTTGATCACGACCACGGCCCCGACAATCGGTGCTTCGGGCATCAGCGCGCCGACCTATGCCGAGATTCTCGCCTACCTACAGGCCAAGATGCAGGCTATCTATGGCGACGACATCTATATCGACCCGGACAGTCAGGATGGCCAATTCATCGCCATTCAGGCGCTGGCGATCAGCGATGCGAATGCTGCCGCGATACTGGCATACAACAGCCTGAGCCCATCCACTGCTCAGACCTCGGCCCTGTCGAACAATGTCAAAATCAATGGGCTTACCCGGAACGTGGCGAGCTATTCCACGGTCACCGTCACATTGGTGGGCGTGGCCGGCACGATCATCTCTGGCGGCTCAGTGCAGGATGCATCCGGCAATCTGTGGAGCCTTCCAAGCAAGGTTACGATTCCGTCATCCGGCACAGTCGACGTTACCGCTACCTGCCAGACCGAGGGCGCCACTGTGGCGGCCGCAGCGTCGCTCACGACTATCGCCACGCCGACGCTTGGGTGGCAGTCGGTCAGTAATGCAGCGGCGGCGACATTGGGCGATGCTGTCGAAACCGATGCCCAGCTCAGGGTTCGCCAGGCCAACTCGACCATGGCCCCCTCCCAGGGGCCGGCCGACGGCATTGTCGGCGCGATCTCCGATATCACCGGGGTGACTCGGGTCAAGCTCTACGACAACAACACCAGCGCCGCTGACAGTAATGGCATTCCGGCCTATACGCTTGCTCTGGTGGTGGAGGGTGGCGATGCCGAGGCCATTGCGAGCGCATTTGCCCTACGGAAAGCGCCGGGTGTGCCCACGGCTGGCACTACCACGCAGACTGTCACCACTCCGGGCGGGAGCAGTGTACCGATCAACTTCTATGCTCTGGGCGAGACGACCATCAGTGTTGCCATCGGTCTGAAGGCCGGGTCGGGATATAGCTCGGCCGTGGGCGAGCTTATTCAGGAGGCGGTAGCTGCTTGGATCAATGCTTTGGACATTGGCGCCCCGGTGGTCTGGAATCGCCTCTACATCCCGGCGAATTTGTCGGGAGATTCCAGCAGCAGCACCTACGAGATCACCAGCCTGGAGATCTGCATCAGTGGGGGCGCGCTCGGCACCGCGGATCTTGCGATTCCATTCAACTCAGCGGCTTATTGCACCGCTGATGATGTGGTGCTGGCGGTGACCTCATGACGGCCTATGTCAGCGACTACACCGGCCTGATTACCTCCGAGCACTCCGACAAGCCCAAATTCTCCGCAATGGTCCAGGCCATGGCGCAGTGCTGGGTTGATTACCAGAACGCCATGCAGTCGCTCGTTGATGCGATGAATCTCGACACTGCGGTCGGCGATCAGCTGGATATTCTCGGCAGGTGGATCGGCATTACCCGCAACATCAACGTGCCGATCGATGATCTGTATTTCGCCTACGACGATGTGGATGGCATCGGGCTGGATCTCGGTATCTGGAAGACCCCGAGCGACCCAACGACGGGTGTCACCCAGATGGATGACACCACCTATCGCGCAATCCTGCGAGCAAAGGTAGGCGCAAATCACTGGGACGGCAGCATCGAGGGACTGGAGCCCATCCTTAGCGCGATCTTCAGCCCAGGCGGAACGACGGCAAAAATCGTCGACAACGGCGACATGACCTACAACGTCAATTTGACCGGGACCGAGCCGACCAAGCTGCTCATGACACTGGTCGATGCCGGATACATCCAGTGCGTTCCGGCCGGCATGGCCGTGACCTACACCTACACCGCATAGGCCCGCGTTTGAAACGCGACCCCTGCAGGCGCCTTTGAGGCGCCTTTATTGTGCCCAGAGGAAACCATGGCCACACTTGAAAATGATTTCTTGCCGTTCGCCACCGGATCTGGCGCCAATGTCGACGACCAGGCGACTTATGCCGATGCAGCCACGACCGGGACGGGGTTTGTGTCTGGTATCGCAAAGTCCGCGTCTGTGAACAAGGTTCTACGTCAGGCCTCGACGATGGCTGCCGTGATTGCCGCCCTGATCGTGGATAAGGCCGCGGTAGCGGTTACCGATGATGGGAGCGTGAGTACCATTGAGGCGAACCTGGTCACGGCCATTCAGGCTGTCGCGCAGGCGCTGGACTATCCAATCAGCCAGGTGACGGGTCTGCAGGCTGCGCTGAATGCGAAACTGGATGCAACGGCAAATGCCGTGTCTGCGAGCAAGCTGGCCAACACCTTCAATCTCGCCCTGACGGGCACGGTGACTGGCGCAATCAACATTGATGGATCGCAGAACGTCTCGCTGTCGACATCCATTGCCGATGCAGCCCTCTCCGAAAGCATGGTGAACGGCCTGCCGGCAGCGCTGTCCACCATTACCAACACGCTTGCGTCGGCCAGTGATGGGACGAATCAGCGTGTAGCCCTGGTTGGCATCAACATCGCCTCTGACGCACCCTTCATGACGAGTGCGCAGAATGTCGCCTATGACCTGATCAAGTCGGCGCCAGGAAGCGGATATTTGCATGCCCGCAACCTGACCCTGGATGCCAGCGGCAACCTGATCGCTGTGGATAGCGCAGGCAATACGCGAGGTTACGGTACGAGCGCATGGGTTACCACGCAGATCAGCGCAGAGACCGCGCGCGCCGAGGCCGCCGAGTCCACGCTGACCACCAATCTTGCCGCAGAGGTGACGCGAGCCAAGGGAGTGGAGGCCACGATCACCAATACCATCGCCTCGGCTGATGACGGAACGAACTTGCGCATCGCGCTGGTCGGCATCACCAAAGCGACTGGCGTTCCGTTCATGGCCAGTGCGCAGGGGGTGACGTACAGCCTGATCAAGTCGGCACCGGGGACCGGGTTTCTTTCGGCCCAGAATGTGACGCTGGATAGTTCCGGCAATCTGATCATCGTCGATAGTGCTGGGAACACTCGCAATTATGGCACCATCAGCTGGGTTAACACTCAGGTTGCGGCTGAAGCAGCCCGAGCCAAGGCGGTCGAGTCAACCCTGACTTCGAACTTGGCGACAGAGACCGCGCGCGCCGAGGCCGCCGAGTCCACGCTGACCACCAATCTTGCCGCAGAGGTGACGCGAGCCAAGGGAGTGGAGGCCACGATCACCAATACCATCGCCTCGGCTGATGACGGAACGAACTTGCGCATCGCGCTGGTCGGCATCACCAAAGCGACTGGCGTTCCGTTCATGGCCAGTGCGCAGGGGGTGACGTACAGCCTGATCAAGTCGGCACCGGGGACCGGGTTTCTTTCGGCCCAGAATGTGACGCTGGATAGTTCCGGCAATCTGATCATCGTCGATAGTGCTGGGAACACTCGCAATTATGGGACTAGCTCCTACGGGACCATCTCCGGTGGCTACTACATCCGCATCGGAAACATCCTGATCCAGGCGTTCTCTGCAGGGGTCCTGAATGCCGGTGACTCAATTGCATTCCCTGTAGCTTTCTCTGCCGCGCCAGTGGTGTCCACGACCGTCGACAACAACCGGGACGGCGCCAATCGTCCGGTCGCCATCAATCCGACGGTCGGGACAGTGACCGCGTCGGGTTTCAAGATCAACATCGCCGCCATCTCGGGGGCGAACCAGCCGGCCGGCACCGGCCAGGTGTGGGTATTTGCCATGGGTCCTGCATAAATGACTGACAACACCGAAGAGACGGCACCGGTGGCCACCGCAGCTGCCGTGGACATGGCGACCGATGCGACATCGAATGTCGAGACGCAATGGCCTGCCCGCTACTACGCCAGCTATGACACGTCCGCCACCGGTCCCACCGAGGTCACCGGCTGGTATGACGTGTGGGGCATGTCCAGCACGGCGAATGTGCCTGCTGCGGCCGAGATGCTTGCGCTTACGGCCGAGCAATGGGCTGCTCGGCTTCCGTATGGGCAGGGCGTGCATGAGGGGACCATTGTGGCCTACACGCCTCCCAGCACCGTCACCCTGGCAGATCAGGCTGCCACAGCATACTCGGCGGCCGTCGCGACGGTGCAGAGTGAGTATGGCGTCCTCAATGAGCCGACGCCGGATGACTGGGTGACCTACCTGAAGGCGCTGAAAGCGATCCGGGATGGAGTCGACACCACCAGCACGGCACTGCCGGCCGCGCCGGCGGCATGACGAAAAGCCCCATCCCTCGCGGGGTGGGGTCTTTTTTGTGCCTGAAGCTCGACCATGAAAAATCAATGACTTGCCAATTATCCGCCGTAGTAGACAATCCATCGCTACGAGGTCAGATCATGAGCAGCATTGCATCCATCATCCGAGAGCTTCGCATTGCGCGAAAAGAGCTGCGGCCAGCCGACTTTGTTTTTGGAGTGTTGATTCCAACGATGGTCTTGGCGCTAATCAGGAAGGGGTCAGTCCTTTACCATCTGATCACGATAGCGGGACAGGTGGCGGCCGTCGCAGCCTGATCTTGATGGCCATGGATGGCCTAGTCCAGCTTCGATGCCATATCCGATGCCGACTCCCGGTAGTAGATCATCAGCGACTGCAGGTCTCGATGACCGATGGCCCGAGCAAGCTGGAGTACATCCAGCTTTTTGCTGAGTCGCCAGATAGCTTCGGCCCGGCTGTCATGGAAGTGTAGGTCTTGAATGGTCGTTTTGTTCCGCACCTTGCGCCAGAGAGCATCCCGATTCGCATCCGATAGTTGGAAGCATGGGGCATCATCGCGGGGTAGGGCCTCCAGAATCTCAATGGCTCGAGACGATAAGGGAACGTCGCGGGCATCACCATTTTTCGTTTTGGGAAGATGGGCGTAACGCTCACTGATGTGAACATGGTCCCATGTAAGGGCGGTGATCTCGCCGGAGCGCATCGCGGTCTCAATCGCAAAAAGGAATGCAAGCCCGATCCGATTTGTTGATGTCCTGCAGGCGAGTCCCGCATCCAGGCCAAAGGCCAGACTTATCTCTTCCACCTCTGCCTGGGTGATGCGCCTCTTTCGGCTATCTGGCTGATCGGGGAGCTGCATACCCTTGATGGGGTCATGGTTCATGTAGAACCACTCTTCTCGGCAGTAGCGAAACATCGCCCGGAGCATGTTCAGCTCGCGAAGCATGGTCGCCGGCGTGACGCTCTGAAGGCGCTCATCGCGCCATGCAATGATGTCTGATCGATCGAGGTCTTGCATGCGCACCTTGGCGATGCTTTTGGACTTGAGTGATCGGCATTTCATCACCTCCCATCGCCCTGCGCCTCGCGTGGGGGCAACTTCTCGCTCGTAGCGCTCAAGCGCATCAGAAACGAGGCGGGGGATGGTTGCTCGGCCAGATGAAACGGCCTCCTGTTCAATGGCCCATGCCGATGCCTGGGCCTTGGTAACGAAGACCTTACTCTTGCGCTGACCCTTGATCAGAACCTGCGCTCGCCAGCGCTTTCCATGCTTGAAGATGCTTGCCAT